CGAAGTCGCCCTCGAAGATGTCGATGGAGGCCTTGAACGTGTCGGCAGACAGGTCCTGGTTGAAGGTGCGGACGCTGGTAGCAGCGATAGCATTCGTATTGACCACCTGAGTAGTGCCGGAGGCGGTCAGGTTGGTGAACGCACGCTTGAGCGTGGTGCCCAAGATACAATCGTAGTCGCGGAAGGTGCCGGTGGCGCTGTAGATAGCGGTCAACACGTTCTGGGCGGTGGCCTCAGTGAAGGATGCGCTGGCAGTGGTATCGACCGCGCCGGAGGCAGGGAGGAACGGAGAACCGGAAGCGCACGCGCCGATGTTGGAGGCGTTGGTGCTGTTCAACCAGTTACCCATCGAGCCGGTCAGGTAGGCGTTGGTCGAACCGTTGTCGGCTTGGGCAGCTTGGTTAGTACACATAAATGTACTCTCCATATCACGTTTAATTTCGACCAATTTTTTAGCTATGCCGTTAGCTAATTCATCACTCACACCAGCGACGTCCTGGGTCTCAGCGATGAAACCAATACGCAAATCACGGCGGAAGGCCTGGCCGTAGTTGTTCAGACGGGTCCGGTTGACCACCGGGTTCGAGGCACTGGACACGGTCACGTCGGTGCCGTCGACCACGCCGGCAAGCACGGGGGCACCGTAATTGTCGACCTGCCAAGAGAACTGCATATTGCCGATGTCACGGCCCTTCGGGGCCATGGACACGAACGGGGTCGACTTGGCGTCGACGATGGCGATGTAGTCCGCCAGATCTTCACGGGCGGACGAGGTGGAAGCGAGCGGCACAGAGCCGCCCTGGTTGGGCTGGAGTAGGGGCATGACTTAGAGCATCCTTTTGAGTACTTGGGCTAATTCGGTGGTCGTCCCGGACTTTCGGAACTTCGACTTGGCGTTGTCCAGGCCGACCTTGGCCGCATCCTTCTTTGCAGGGATTGCGGTGGGTCGACCGGGCTGACTGGGTGCCTTGACCAGTGGGCGGGTGGCAGATGGCTTACCCTTGGCGGACTCCTGAGCCAAACGCAATTTGCGCCCGGCAATGAAGTCACCGACCAGCACCTGGTACTCCGGAAGTGAGGCAATCTGCGGCAGTTGCCGCAGGACGGCCTGCGCTTCGGTGTACTCGGCAGCCGAACGGTCGCGCCACCATGGGTAGAGCTGCTCGGCGATGGGCTTGATCTGCTGGTAGTTCTGCAGGAAGCGAGCACGGTTGGGGATGTGCAGGTCGATGGCGTCTTCTACACGCCGCTTGATCTGCTTCACATCCTCCGAGCTGTACTCCTTGCCCTCTACTTCGCAGCCGTCGATGTTGTCCTCGCACCACCGTTTCAGATTCCGGGCCTTGCTCCACTCATCGTTGAGTTTGGACACTTCCCAGACATCGGCAAACGGGTCTGCTGCGGACTGCACCGCGGTCGGCCTGTCGTTGGTCTGCTCCAGCTTGGTCTTGGCGTCGTTGAGCTCACGCTCGAGCGCCTCGGCCTTCTCCAGCGCCTCTTTCTTCTGGCGCGTGAGCTTGTCGATGCGTTTGCGGAAGCCCAGCGAATCCTCGTCGCTGTTCTCTTCGGTCTCGGAAAGAACCTCCTGCTCAGGCGACTCGGCCTGAGCGTCCGTTTGTTCTGCGGTCGGCTCCGCATCCTCGGCCTGATCGTCCACTGAAGTGGCTTCCGGCTCCGGCGCTTGTCGCTCGACTGCTGATGCCTTCTCTTCCTCCCCGCTGAATCGTGACTTCAGTAGCTTGGCCAACGCCGATTCGTCGAACTGCATCGGGTTGATTGGGGGCTGTGCCGTGTTTTGGGCAGGTGTCGCTTCCTGTGTCGTCGGGATGTCCATGCTTTTAGACCCTGCAAGCCGGGTATTCTGCGCCATGGTTGTTGAAGGCCAACCAAGAAGCCGTTGTGTGAGTGAGAGCCTAGAATTGACCGGAAGTCAACTCCCTCCCGTTTCTTAGCGCACTGATTTGTGCGATGAGATCCTTGATTGCGGCTGCCCGGCCTGCGTTGTAGGCACGGTCCTCCGCGGAAAGCGATGGGATGATGGCGTTGTGCACCTCATCCCGGAGTGTGTCGTCGATAAGCTGGCCCATGGCCTTGAGCACGGGGTGCTCCTCGGACACGGACAGGGCCTCGGAGAGCTGTTCGTCGGTCAGTTTCATTGGACTCCGAGGCGGCCAGTGACGGCGTTCTGCTGCTGTTGGACCGAGAACTGCAGGTTCTCAATGTACTTCTGCAGGTTGGCTTGGAAGAGCGGGTCCTGCTGAAGTTGGGCCTGATATTTGGGGTTGGATTGCAGGACCTGCTGGCTGAATTGGAGGCGCATAGGCGCGGTGGGGTCGTTCTCCCGGAGCTGCGGCGGGTTGCCGAGGGACATGAGCGCGATCTCGTCGTTGGTCTCGTTGAACATCTTCTGCGCGGCGGGGCCCTGCTGCATGACCAGCTCGCTGGCGAGGGTCGGGTCGATGGCCCGGAGGGCGACGGAGATGAGCTTGGCCCGGTCGATGACGCCGGCGGTGTCGAGGGGGAGCACCAGGGTGCTGATGGCCTTGAGCTTCTCGGTCACGAGGTCGGTGGAGAGCTCGCGGATGTCGAACTTGAGCATCACGTCGAAGTCCTGCACGTCCTGCGGGAGCGGGGTGGCCGAGGCTGTGATGCGCTGGATTTCGGCGGGCCCGATGTACTGGAGGGTGAGCGCCAGGACCTGGCGGAAGGCCTCGGTCCAGCCGTGCAGCCAGTTGTTGATCAGGCGCTGCTGGCGCATCTGGGTGATGACTGGGGGGACCTTCTCGGTCGGTCGGCCAAAGTAGCGGTCGGTCTGGGCCTCGATGGCTGCGATGAGTTGGAAGGCAACGCCGGGCTCGCGTGCGGGCGGTGCCAGGAAGCCGATCTCGCCGCGGCGCAGGACCGGGATCTGGATGGCGGGACCGATCTTGAGGTTGCCGCCGCGGGTCTTCGGGACCTCGATGGGGGGAAGCGTGGCGAGGGACGTGTAGTCGAAGATGGAGTCGCGCTGGGCCTTGACCTCGTGCTGCCAGGTGGAGCAGACCTCGGGCACGCCACGGCTCTCGGTGATCTGGCGGTGGATCAGCTCGGAGCGCCAGACAACGAAGGGGTACTGGCCGTGCGCGTAGTCGAGGGCCTCGAAGTAGCCCCACTTGTCGCCGACTTGGGGGGAGAAGACCGTGTAAAAGACGCCGGGAATACCGTCGGAGTCGACGGCTTTTTGGTAGGCGTAACAGACCTCGATGAGGTTCTCGCGGTCGAGGATGCTGTTTTCGGCAAGGCCGACGGCGCCGTACTGGAAGGCAGCGTAGTCCGAGAAACGGCCCATCGTGTTGATGGCTTCCTGCGCCCATTCGGCGTCCCACTCCTCGGTCTCGACCTTGTTCAGGAGCTGGGCCTCGGTCATGTAGAACCGGCGGAAGACTACCCGGGCGGACTGGATGTCGGTGGTCTCGGGCGGGAAGACCAGCTCGTCCCAGGGTGCGAGGGCTGCGACCATGGGCTTGTTGGTGACCATGGTGGGGATCGGGAACTCGCACTCGCCCTCGTCGCGCAGTTCGCGGATGGCCTTGAGGGCCCGGCGCTTGCGCAGGTTGGGGAAGGCAGCGATGAGGAGCTCCGCGGATTGGTCGTCGGCCTCGGGGTTGGCGATGAGATTGGGCAGGTCGGCCAGGATGGAGTCTGCGGGCGATTGGGCGGCCAGTGCCATGATCTGATCCATGGTCAGGTACTGCTCCTTCTGCCCGAGCTCCTGCTGCCAGGTGACGTGGACGCCGGCCCAGCCGTAGGTCCAGAGATACTGGGAGAGCAGCTCGACCTCGCGGGTGAGGTCATTGTACATCCGAGCGTTGACCGTCCAGTCCATCAGGTTGTGCGCGGTGACGGCCTGGTCGAGCTGGCTGATGTTGGTGGGCGAGACGCGGAGCATCGAGCGCCAGAAGGAGGTCGAACAGAGGTCGACGAGGCCGTTGATCACCTCGTCGGCAAGCGGGATACGGGTGTCGGAGGCGCCGTCCCAGGGAAAGGCCGGCTTGTTGCGGTTGGAATCATTCCACTTCTTTCCATCGTCGGTCTGACCAGGCCAGCGGCAGTAGCGCACGCTCTCCACATTGTCGACACGGGCGTAAACGCCGTAGTCGGTGGCCGAGCGCCGCAGCTCCTCGGTCAGTGCACTGACATTGGGCTCGTCGCCGACCCGTGCCATCACGTCGGTCGCTTGCTTGTATGAATCGCCTTGCATGGTCGTTTCTTTTAGTATCCACCGCCGCCGCGACAATCAAAGCCCCCATGGCCTACGAAGGCAAGACCTGAGACCAAAAGCATACCCAGGCAGTCGATGGGATCCTTGGTGCAGCCCTTCTGCCCGTCGCGTCCGGTGTGCTCGGAGAGTGCGTAGATCAGGTTGGCGCAGTCGTCGGTGATATAGAGCGATGGCTCGTTGAGCGGGGTCAGGGGCTGGGTGGCGTCGTATGAAAGGAGGCTGTTGATTGCGGAGGTGCGCTGGTCGACCGGCACGCCGGGCGCGGGTATGAATGCCATGGGCTCGTCCTGGGGGTTGTCGGATTCGGCCAGGAGGTCGATGAGCGTGGTGCCGCCGGCCTCGGATAGCGCGGGGGAACCGCCGGCCTTGGGGTCAATCAGGCGCATCACGGGCTCGCCGTAGCCGAGGTCGGATTCGATCTGGCGGAAGAGGGCGCGGTACTCAGAGATGGAGCGCCCGGCCTCGAGGGTTTGGGCTGGGCCGAGCTTGCCGTCGGGCTTTTCGGATGGCAGGGCCCACTCGCCGTAGTTGCTGAAGTCCGGGAACTCGCGGACAACGATGCGTGACCCGTCCTCGTAGACGAGCAGCCAGAGGCAGAACCAATTCCGGGCGCCCGCGGGGTCGCAGACCATGTACAGGGTGCCGCCCGGGGGTACTTTGGATGACGGGATGCAGTGGATATCCGGGCGGAAACGGGCGAAGGCCTTGCCGATGTTGTCCGAGGCCCAGCCGTAGGCCCGGGTCAGGATCTGGCCCATGGGCGAGGTGACGAGCTTGCTCTTCATCTCGTCGAAGGGGTTGTACGGGTTGTCCTCGGAGTAAAAGAAAACGGTTTTGCGCCTGGTTGCGGGCTGCTCCATGACCCGGGGAGCTTTGCCGGGTGGCCACGTAGGCAGGCCCTGCTTGCCGGCAAGGAGTTCGCCGGTGCCCCAGTTCTTGACCTGTGATCCCGCGGTGAACTCCTTGTAGACGCTGGCTACGCCCTCGAGGGGTGTCTGGGTTACGAGGAGCTTGCCGCGGCGGGTGATCAGGCGGTAGCGCAGTGTGTCCACCCAGGACTGAGGAACGAGCTCATCGCACCAGATCAGGTCGGCCTCGCGGCCCTCGATGGTGTTCTCAGATTGAGTGTAGTTCAGGAAGTCGCAGCGGGAGCCGTTGGGCAGGATGAAACTGCCGTCGGTGAAGCCGTTCTTGCGGCTGTAGTTTAGATAGTGGATGCGGCCCTTCTTGGTGGCCCGGAGGGCGACAGGCAGGTAGTTGTAGATTGCGGGCTGTTGGACTGTGACCGAGGTGGCGTGGCTTGTGTGGCAGCAGAGTACGCTGGCGTTTTCTTTTTCGATGAGAGTTTGAACCACGCGGCGTGCGGCCCAGAGGGTTTTACCTGCGCGGTTGCCGCCGGAGATGAGGAGCTCTTGGGTGAATTGGAACTCGGTGTTGGCGATTTCCCAGTGGTCGGGGATGAAGCCGTAGGTGTAGGGGTCGGCCTTTTCCAACAACACCAATTGCGTGCGCTTTTGCTTGAGCTCGAGTGCGCGGGGGTGATGGGCGTCTACCCGGGGGATGACGGGGTGCAGCGGTTGTTCATTCCACCAGGTGTCGTTGCAGTGGTCGGAGCAGAAGCGTTTTTGCTTGGAGCCGGTGCGGACCTTGATGATCTCGAAGGGCTTGGAGCAGGTGAGGCAGAGGTTGGGTGGTTGGCTCATTTCCTAATATTTTTCGGTTTGGGAAACCCGTCGACTTTTACCGTTTCCGCGGATTGCCCGACCCCCTCCCCCGGGGGCCCGGGCGGCCTGGTGGCTGGCTTGTGTAACGGGGTAGGACACTGGGTCTGCCGATGGGTGCTGACGTGCGTTTCGATCAATGTTTACGGGCCTTTGCTGCGTGTTGGCATCACCAAGTGAATATAACTGCTATTGTAGGCATGAGTGCCCGAAACAGGCCTAAAAGCGTGGTTTTCAGTGGTGCTGCCGCGGTAGGGGTAGGACATTTCGGGCCATTACCTAAATCAGGTCGGGCGTCTGCTCGTCGTTCACGGGGGTCACATCGCGCTCTTTCAGGTCCTTCATTAGGTCGCGATGATTAACCGAAGCGGTCATAGCGAGGTGAATTGAGGTAGGTTGGCCCTTAATCACAGCGAGTTTGTCGGTTAGCACAGCGACCGCTACGGGCAACCCACGATCATCGATCAAGTTAATAGAGGATTCAGCCAATCTCTTGGTGCCTTTCCAGATTGCGACCTCCAGGAATCCGGTCACGTCCTTACGCCAGTCCTCTTCGTTCTCAGGGTAGTCGACCGGGACCTTAACACCGCGGACCAGCTTAAACGCAGTCGCTGGGCTGAGTCCGGTGGCTTCAGCGATCTTCTCAAGCGACTTGTTCTCCAAGATACCAGCGACGACAGCGTCCGCCTTTTCTTGGGTCAGCTTGTTGTTGAAGTGTTGATTGGGGTGATGACTTTTGACGTACCCGAGCTCTTTGACTGCGTTGAAGACCTTCTCTTGCGTTGCCTGGGGGATCTCGGTGTTACCTGCCAGCACTCGTTGGGTGTACAGGTAATTGACTCCGGCTGCCTTGGCGACGTCCTCGATGCTCGGCTTCTTGTCCTTCTTACCCGGCATAAGGCGCAAAGCTATAGGGGAACTCTCCCCAATGGTTGAGCTGTTTCTGGGGCTTCATTGAGTAGTGCTGCACGCCTGCCAGGGTCATCCTGACGGCTGCAGCGTAATCCTCACTGAGATACTCGAGTTTGCCGGGCATGGATTCCATGGCCAGGGGCATCCACAGGGTCGGGAAGCGCTCGACACGCACATCCTCGCACCAATCGATCCTGTATGGGTTCTGCACTCCTGACCCTCCCAGCGCATCAAGTGTCGCCATAAGGCATTTACGGGGGATTGCGAGGCATCCGGACGCAAACATCGTAATAGGCACCAGCTCCGCTGCGCACTCCGCGCTATTGACTTGATGCTTCAGGGCCTGCAGGTGCTCCACCTTCGGGCGCAGGGCCGGCCTGGGTGGAAGTGAGCGACAGGGGTAGGGGATGCAGACCGTTGCTTGATGCTCATGGGCCAGGGACGCCATGCGGATCACATCGGCTGCAGTGAACTCGATGTCGTGGTCGAGTTGGATCCAGACGTCTTTGCCGCTGTCGAGGAACCACTTGGTCGCACGGCACCGGGACCGGCTGATGAGGGCATCCTCCCGGATGGTGCGTAGATCGGTCTGGCGGTCTGATCGGGCGAACGTGGCCGTCAGATCGACCCAGGACATCATGCACGCGGCACTGATGCCACCGTAGGCGTACAGGCTGACGTGTATGGACGGGCGGGCGCCTGCCTGGGTTAATTCCTGCGGCTTGCTGGTCGGCTGCTCTGCGTAAATGAAGGGATCTGCCATCTGAGGGGATGATGCCTTGGGTGCGATCATGGTTCAATGTCCTTTCGCTGGCTTGCAAGGAAGAGCTCGTGCCCCTTGCTGATCAGGTAGACCACGCTGCCTCGGGGCACTTGGCAGGCCGCGGCTACCTCGTTGAGCGAGAGGCCACGGTCGCGCAGGTAGTAGGCCTTGCGGGCCAAGTCCGGTGTGTGGCGCTGCTCGGTTACTTCATCGAAGGCCTCGATCACCGGGTCCGGTGTACCATCAGCCTTGAATGCCATGTCTTTGGGGTATGATAGCCAGCCACGCTGCAAACCTATTTTAACAAGGTGCGGTGCCTCCATCAGTAGTTTCGTTGTGTTTGTTACTATCATAACAGTGAGATATCTAGTGGTGTAGCGGGCAAGTGCTGCCTACCCTTGCCGCTTTTGTCTCCTATAAGCTGGAATATGCGTTGCCTATGTGCCTTGCCTTGGGCGCCGGGGTGGATAACGCAACCAAACCTCCCGTCTGCCTGGATGACTAAGTGGTTGCGTTGTTTGTCCCCTCCTTCCTCGGCACAGGCTGGGCATTGCCCGATCAATTTCGAGCCAATTTTACGCAGGCCTACCGCGGTCAAGCACTGTCTAGTGTTTGGGACGGATGGGACGGCATTTTCCAACTCCATTCCTACTCTGAACACGTTTTTGCCTCCTTTACTCATCTTGCACCGAGTTGAAAGTTGCCGTCCTCCGTCCCAAACGCTTGACAACGCTTGACCAATCAAGCCATTTCCGACGAGGTCAACACTACTTTCATGTAGCCTCGCGTCTGCTGTTGTTGACCGTCACTGCGGTGAATGTGGTTCGACGGTATGGCCTGGTGGATCTCCAGCATGAGTTCCGCTGCCCTACGCTGGAAGCGTTTCTCCGGTTCAGGCCCCCATTCCTTGTTGTTGCACATCGTCATATAGGCAGCATACAGCTCCTCGCTTGTGATACTATCCGACGACATACTGCTTGCCCGTATGTGATTCACTACAAAGTATCTCACACTGTCGCTTTCGCTCAACAAGTTGTCTATCATACCGCGCTGCCTCTCGCTGACCGGGAACGGCCTGCCGGCCTGCATGACCCTGCACAGATCCTCAGCGCCCTCCAGGAACCAGTTCAATATACCGCTGCCCTCCCGCTCTATCATCACATCGTGATAATTCGGGATCACCTTCTCCGGCTTGGGCTGGCTGAAGTCGAGCAGCAGCAACCGCCGGGACCACGCCCCCAAGTCTCCCTGCACGTTCACCTTCAGCCGGCTATTGGCCGTCACGATGACGTTCCAGTCGCCCACCACGGCCTTGGCGCCCGACTTCCCCTTGAACTCCACGGCCAGCCTATCGCCGCCGGTCAGCGCCTTGAGGAACTGGCTCTCCTCGCAGTTCAGGAAGTCCGGCGGCACATCGCTGCCGATCAGCAAGGTCCTATCATGGAAGTTCCCCAATTCAAACCGGCTGCCTAGGTGATTCGTTCTCAGCTCGCTGCAGTTCTCATCCCCGACCAGCCGCCTGACCAATCCCGCCACCGTGCTTTTCCCGCCGCCGCCCGTTCCCGTCAGCAGCAGGATCACCTGCGGCCTGTTCCGCTGCAGCAGCGCCAGGCCGCCCCACCTTTGCAGCAGCAACTGATCCTCCCGCTCGGGCAGCGCATGATCCAGGAAGGCCTGCCACATCCCGCTGCCGGCGCCCTGCACATACCTTACCGGCGTCTGGTTCCTCGACATCCACTCCGGGCCGAACCCGTGCATGGCATAGGGCACGCTCCTCAGGTCCACCATCACATTGCTGCAGTGCACCACGCTGTCGGGCCTTGAGAACGGATTGCGCTCGACCTGCAGCGCCCCGATCAGATCGACCACCTGATCCGCGAAGCTCACTGTCAGCCGCGTCAGGAGCGCCGGCAGCCGCGGATCATCCGTAGACGCCATCTGATCCAACAGAACGCGCCTTGCGGTCTCCAGGACGCGCTGCTGCATCTCCTCGCGGCTCATGGATATCCAGATCCCCCTGTCCGCGGCATACCAATAGTGCTGCCCGGTCTGGGCATCGAAGAGCAGCCGCTCCTTGTGCGCCATGTAGCCCGCGAAGAAAGTCGGGTGCAGGTTACCAGTGCCGCTCCTTCCGAACGTCCACGGCACCCCATGCAGCCGAAGCAACTGCGCCATCTCATCCCTGCTGCCCGGCACCGGCCAGCCCTCGGGCCAGCGTATCTGGCTGAACTCCAGCGCCACCGGCGGCCTGTCCACCAGCACGCTATACTCGCACCCGCTCGGGTGCAGGCCCTTGACCGTGCTCAGGTTCCCGGTGCTCCGCCACTCGTACAACGGCTTGCCCAGCATCCGCCCATTGACCTCGACCATCTCCGTGGTACTCCGCTCCGCGCACGGCTTGGGGTAGGCGCCCGTGATCCTGACGCCCACCTGTGCGCCCCGTTTACCCTTCCACCTCGCACTGCCCTGCAGCACCGGGTTGACCTTCAGGAACGCCTCCAGGCTGCCATCATCATCGAAGTCAATCGCACACAGCCCGCCGGAGAACTCCCCCAGCCTCACAGCCACGTTCCCGTGCTCGAGCATGGCCCGGTACACGTCCCTCTTGGTACTCTCCATGGTCTCCTGGGTGTACTTGACCATCGGAATCTTGGTCCCCGGGCTCTGCGGCACCATGAAGAGCGGCGTGCCCAGCCAGCCCTCGATCTCTTGCGTCGTCATCATAACAGTTCCCTGATCAGTGTTCTGAAGGCTCGTTCTGCTGTTGCTGGGACAACACCATTTCCGAGGAGTCGGAGCTCATCCGTTCTATTGTCACAGGTGACGCACAGCTCGGCATAGTCCATCCCACCGGCAGGCCCATCAGTGTCTCCACCCAGCGGGGGTTCAGCTTGCCGCATCCCATCGCCTTTGCTTCCGCTTCCGGTAGCATTGACGCCAGCTTCTCCCGATTCCCAGCTCCACCCGCAAGACCCGTCGGGCCTCCTGTCACTCCCGATGAAGCTGGAGTCGGCCATGTCGTGACCTGCTGATGCAGCGTCGGCCTGAACTCCGGGCTGCTGTAGCCCTCGGTCTTGTTCGCTCTCGGTGTTGCCCACGACTCTCGGCGGCTCCCATCCGTACTGCTGCTCGCCGGGACGGCTGGGCCATGCACTGCAATGCTCAGATTGGGATCCTTGCGATTGCCCTGCGTCGTTCCTCCCTGCAATGAGTCTGCCGCATTCGGTGTTGGCCATCCTTTGATCACCACCGTCGTCAGACTCTCTTGGCTGCCTTTCATGCCTCGGGAACGGTCCTGAAAGCCCTGCCGCACCTCCGAGGCCACTGGCGAGGGCCAGTTTTGAGCTATCACCGCCGTCGTCAGAGTTGTGTCGAATGTGCCTTTCGGAATAGATATTTTCTCCCCCTGTTTGTTGTATCGGTAGTTGACCTGATGATTCGCCCCGTTTTCCGCATAAGACTGAGTCGCTCCATGACCTTGCCAACTTTCCCCGTGCCGAACTGTAGGCCATGATGAACACCCGCTTGCGTTGGTGCGGTGCGCCGACTTCAGACGCGCTGAATATGCCCCACGTCGTTCGATAACCCATTCCTGCCAGGTCTTCGATAACGTCGGACAGCCCCAGGCTGATATGTCCTTCGACGTTCTCAAAGAAGCAGCACCGAGGCCTGAGAAGTCGAATGCCGTCTGCGATGTAGGGCCACAGGTGCCTCGGGTCGTCCTTGCCTCGGCGTTGGCCTGCTGCACTGAAGGGCTGGCATGGGTAGCCCCCAGTGAGGATGTCCACTCGGTCGCGAAACGCTGCCCAAGGGAAGGTCTTAAGATCCGGCCAGATAGGTGCCGGGTCCATGAGTCCCGCTTCCATTTTGCTGACCAGATTCGCGATTGCGAAGGCTTCGATCTCACAAAGAGCGACTGTGCGCAGACTTGGGATTGCTCGTTTAAGTCCAAGCTCAATGCCTCCGTATCCAGCGCAGAGGCCAAGGTGTGCAACTGTTTGGGAAGTATCCATGTCATTCCGCCCTCCTCTCAAACGCCAACGCCTCCTCTGATATAAACCAGCCCTTCGGCCACTCGGTCAGGTAGATCCCGCCCAGCGTCCGCACCCGGCTTAGTGCCACGTAGGCCTGCCCAGGCTCCCGGGCCGCCCTGATATCAATCCTCGCGGCATCCAGGGTCAGTCCCTGCGCCCGGTGTATGGTCATCGCGTAGGCCAATCGGAGCGGGTATTGTTGGACGGTCACCCCCAGCGACTCAAAGAACCATTTGCGCCGGCCCAATGAAATCTTCTCCCCGCGGCTCTCGACCACGATGTCGCTGCCCCTGAACTCAATCACCCGGCCCACCTGCCCATTGTAGAAACCCTGCTCCGCATCATTCGCGGTAAACATCACGGCAGCCCCGGGCTTCAACTGCAGCACCCGCGGCGTGCTCATGTTCTTGGTGGCGAACTCCACGGCCTGGTCAACGCCCCGCACCTCCGAATCAAACACGGCAATCGGGCCATCAATACTGCTCAAGCGGTAGTTGTTCCACTTATCCACCTGCACGTTGTGCGTCATCAGCCGGGTGATGTGCTCCGGCGGGTTCATCCTGAGCGCACTCCTCAACAACTGGTTGTCCCGCGGCTTCATCCTGCCCACCCGGAACCCACTCAGCATCTCGATGAAGGGCACATCATTCTGCCGCCGCACCTTCTCGAGTTTGATCGTCTTGAAGTCGGCCTCCTCCCAAGCCTTGCTCAGGAAGGCCCAATCGTAGGGCTTGCTCTGATCGGTCCTGACCGGGGGCAACTGCAGGAAGTCGCCCAGGAAGATCACCTGTAACCCGCCGAAGGGCCGGCTGTCTTCTCTGATCCGCTTCACCCAGAAGTTCAGGAAGTCCAGGTGCCGGCCCGCCATCATGCTGATCTCGTCGACCACCAGGACCTCGGTGCCCCGCACGCGCTTGCGGGCGCCATGGATTGAAGGCTGCTCCTCCAGCCGCTCGGCAGCCTGCAGGAAGTCCTCGCCATCCTGCGGCCCCAACTGCATCCCGCACCAGCGGTGCACGGTGGTCCCGCCCACATTCAGCGCTGCGATTCCTGTCGGGGCCGTGATGGCCACGTCCCGGACCCCCGCAACCCTGCTCAGGAACTCCCGCAGCAGCGTGCTCTTGCCGGTGCCCGCCTGCCCCGTGAGGAAGACGTTCCCGAACGATGTTGCCCAGACCATGAAACGGTCCTCGGGCGTCGGATCGAAGTCGTCCCCGATCACATGGACAGACGGGCTGGCAATCATTGGATCAGTAGGTAGGGATCAGGATGTCAGCCACCTGCTGCGTCAGCTCGACGTCCCTCAGGCAATAGTCAAGTGCCGCTTGACGGTTGGTCTTGAAGAGCTCACTGAACATCGCGCCGTTGCCGGCCTTGTCGCCCAGCCCGAGGTGCCTGGAGATCGCGGCCAAACTCCCGTGCGCCCGGTTGTCCCCGAGCTGCCATGACTCGCGCAGGTCGACGATCAGGTCGTTCCAGTACCTGCCATTCCGGAGCCAGTACGGCACCGTCACCCGGTGCTTCCATGACCTCTTGATCAGGAAGGGCAAGTCGAACGGCTTGGTATTGAACCCGATCAACTGCGGCTTGCGCTCGAAGCTGTCCAGCAGGGCCCAGAACTGCAGCAGTATGGCCTTCTCGCCATCGGTGTCGGCGCACAGCACCGCGGGCTGCTCATGCTCGATCCGGTAGCCAATGCACAGCACCTGGCCGCTGATGGCATCCAGTGCTGCATTGCGGATGTAGTCGCTGACGTGGTTCTCCTCGGCACGCTGGATCTTCTCCGCGATGATGTCCGGGTTTTTGATGTTGCCGAGTTTCACATTGCTCGGGTCAAACGGCGGGATGACGAGCTCGCTCAACGGGAGCGGCCCTGTCTCGATGTCAAAGTAGATACGTGGATTTGCTGGCATATGCTAAAACGAGTTGAATTGGTAGTTGTGCGTTTGTCCGCGGATGCGCACCCCCGCTGCTTAACCATGAGTCCCCAGCAGCAACAGGCTGCCGGAAGGTGTTAGATAGGCTTGCCGCA